ATGCTCGGAAAAGAAAGTCCGAACCTTCTTCCTAACAAATACCTTAGAACGAAATATGACGATGATTTGGAGCGTGCTAGGAAGGCTCACCCACAAGCTTCTAAGAAGTTCGATATATACACCAAGAATAAAAGTGGTTTGATGTCGAACTTCATAGAGAAAGATACACGAGATAAGGCGTTAGCTGAAAGACTAAAATAACCTATGTCAGTACTTGACCCTATACAAATTAACATAGATGGCGTAACCCAGTTGGTTTCGTCGAAAATGAATAAAATCATGGGTCCATCCCAAGAGTATGAAGGTGTAGTTGACGACTTTGAAGATGAGTTCACACTTAAACTCTCAGACCAAGAGCTACTTAATCTTGCTACGACATGGGAAGGAAAATATCGTATGTACGAAGCTGCACTGAAATTGCGTCAGGATGCAAACGAAAGATTTTATTTGGGTAAACAAGAACAAGGTAAGTCAGTCATTGGTGAAGTTCCTATTTCAGCCAATCTCATATTCGAAGCAGAAGAAACATTTCTACCTGCTGCATTAGCAAAGAATCCAGAGCCTGTAGTCTGGTCTACAAACGATGACGAAGGTAACAAAGTATCGAGCGATGTGAAGACTATGCTCCAGTATCACGCTGACCAGCTCGTGTTGAGGAGAAAGCTAACACTTATGACCCGTCACTGGTCTATCTACTTCCTTGGTGCAATGAAACATGGATGGGATGAAGATATTAAGGATATAACAAGCGATGTAATCAACCCCCAGACGCTCATTCTTGACCCTGACGCATGCATAGACTCGTATGGTGACTATGATGGCGAATACATCGGAGAACGTAAGAAATGCACCGCTTTAAGGCTTACAGAGCTATTCCCTGAGCACAAAGAGTTCATATCAATGGTTGCCGATGACAAAATGGGAACTGAAGTGAAATACACTGAGTGGTGGTCAGATAAGTACTGTTTCTACACATTTAAAAACAAAATACTCGCTAAGGATAAAAACCCACATTTTAACTACGAAAAAACAACTGTAGAAGAAGACCAAGATGGATTGCCAAGTCAGAATACCAAGAAAGGTATTAATCATTTCGCTCGTCCAAAGAAACCATACACATTTCTCTCTGTGTTCTCTCTCGGTAAGCACCCACACGATGATACAGGATTGATTGAGCAGAACATTCCTAATCAGAACCGAATTAGTAAGCGAGAAGCACAGATAGACCTGAACCTAGACCGTTCTAACAACTCGATAGGTTTCTCAATGAATAGTTTTACACAGGAGGAAGCAAAACAAGCTGCTACTGCTATGTCGAAGGGTAATCCTATTCTCATTCCAGGAGGAGAAATAGATAAGGCTGTGGCTCGATTCCCTGCACCTGCTATTCCTGATGCGTTCTTTAAAGCCTCTCAGGTAGACAAAACTGACCTACGCTCCATCTTTGGCACGCAAGGTATCTCATCTCAACAACCAAATGAAGATACGACAGCTCGTGGAATGATTCTCAATCAACAGTTCGACGATTCACGCATTGGCGGTGGTATTGGCGATTCACTCGAACAGGTAGCAGATAACATATTCAACTGGTGGTTACAACTCTACTGCGTGTACTACGATGAACCACACTTTGCAGCAATCATGGGTCAAATGAAAGCTGTCGAGTATGTTGAGATTAGTAACACAGACCTCGATAGAAACATTGTGGTTTCAGTCGCTCCAGATTCAATGAAACCAAAGGATGAGATTACTCAGATGAACCAAGCGGTTACTCTCTATGAAAGTGAAGCACTTGACCCAAAGACTCTATTAACCATTCTCAATGTTCCCGATGTACAGAAGACAGCAGAAGCTACAGTTCTATGGTTAATGGATAAACAAGCCTATCTCCAACTGAATTTCCCCGAACTAGCACAGAAACTCGCTGCTATGCAGCAACCACAACAGCCAGGTGCATCGCCTCCTGGTGGGTCGCAACCTCCAGCACCAACGGGAGGACAATCAGTTCCGCAGGGTATACCACAAGGAACATCAGAACCCGCGAACGCATCAATCAGCCAAGTACCAATACCACAATGAGTAAATTATTAGAAAAAGTTTTCAATATGATTCCGAAGAGAAAGAAAGAATTTCCACTTCTCTATCTGAAAAATAAACAAGATGGTTCGTGGAAAGAGATGCCAGCGAAAATGCAAACAAATAATCAATTACAAGAAGCGTTATATAACAAAGTAAATAAACCAAAATGAACCCAATCACAACACTTACATGGACAGCAGGCACGGTAAAAGCAGTATTTGAAGATGGTACGACATCAGTTTTGTTTCCAGTTCCTACACCGGTAGCACCTGTTGCTCCTACGATTACAGAGGTAGATGTTAAAGAGTCAGATGGAACAAATGAACCATTCGTTCCCGAGACTCCTACACCAGTTGTAGAGCCGACTCCAACAGTAACTCCCTAACACTATGACCAAGGAAGAGTGGAAAAAGAAACTTGAGGAGGAAGATGCGAAAATTAGAGGGACTGAAAGTAAAACTGAAGAACCTAACAAAGACTAACATGCCACTTACATCAACAGGAAAAGAAGTTCTCGGAAAGTTCGAGAAAGAATATGGCTCAAAAAAAGGCAAAGGTTACTTCTATGCGAAAGAGAATAAGTCTAAGAACTTTGCAGAAGCTATGACAAGTGCATTGCACAAGAAGTCTGAGAAGAAAATACGACATGAGAAACGAGACATTCTCTACACGCACGGAATGAAACACGCAGGCAAGGACAACTACAAGCCATCGAAGATGTTCCCTGAAGGATATTAAAACTATGAGAACGAGATTTAAAAAATACAACCCATTAAAAGTTCTCGAACCAGATACCTCAATGGCTAACAGAGAACCAATGCCGAATCCGAAGAAGTTTGCAGATGCAATGACGAAAGCACTCCACTCTAAGTGGAAATATGTAGGAAAAAGACAATCATGAATCCATTACAACGATTAGCGGTGAATACATACAAGGGAATCAATAACATTGGTAAGTCTCTTTCTCCGTCTTCGATGTATAACCCAATTCCTCTCTCACAGATTCCTGCATACAACCAGAAACCTGCTGTGCAACCATTGCAAACGAAACTGAATCTGACAAATCCCCCTACTCAGAGTTTTCACCAGAACCTGAAAGGTATTCCGTCATACAAAAAAGGTGGAAAGGTCGAGAAAACTGGTCTTGCCTACTTACACAAAGGCGAGACTGTAATACCAAAAAATATGTATCGAGATATAACAAGTAAATATAAAAAAGAACATCCAAACTCTACTGTTCATGGCGTACACGAAGTAACGAGAGGAAAAGGAGACCCAGATGTATATGCGAAGGCGAGAAGTAAAGCACTGAGCAATAAGGTAGAGGATGAAAAAGTAACGAAGCGATATAGCAAAAAAGAGGAAAATCTGAAAGGGAAAAACAAAAATCAATAATCCTCGCGTCTTGTTTCTAAAGTAGTCAGACGATAAAGATAGAAAACTTGGTTATTAGTCAGTTAATTGCCTGAAATATTGGCTGAAAATATATGAATCAAATAGATGAGTTTTTCCAAGGGTTGCCAGAACAAGATAAAAAGGTTGCCGATATTCTGGAAAGTCCTGTCACTCCTGAGAATGGAGGAAACGAACAGCGACAGTTCCCACCTGAAAATGGTGAAGAGCCTCGCAAAAATAGGCATCACAGACGATTGGAACAGCAGTTAGCACAAGAGCGAGAAGCTCGAATAAGAGCTGAAGCAATTGCGGAAACTGCCTCCGAGATGTCTCGATTCACCGCAGACAGCCAAGGTGGTGATGTAGACAGTAGATGGTTGCGTATCTATGGCGATAGCCCTGAAACACGGGAAGCCTGGAGACTACAGCAAGATATTCTCAATGACTACAAAATTCAGGCGAAAGAAGAAGCACTGATGGAGATACACCAAGAGCAGGTGGAGTACAAGAAAAAGCAAGATGAGTATGAGTCGTTTATTGATTCTCAGTTCGAGAACATAGAAGACGAATATGGAGTTGACCTTACTTCTAACGCTCCAGCAGCTAAGAAAGCACGAAGAGAGTTTATTGAAATGGTGCAACAGGCATCGCCAAAGGATGAGGAAGGTAATCTCACAGGATACGCAGACTTCGATGCAGTGTGGGATTTCTACCAAACCAAACTGAATAAAGAAAAGGGTTCTACTACCCGTCAGAGAGAGATTTCATCCAGAACAATGTCACGTACTAATGGTTCAACGACTACTGAATCACAAATTACGCCAGGGTTTGATGGGTGGAGAAAAGATTACGGTGTTTAAAACTTACTAGCATTATTAACATTACACATATTATATGCCGCCAAATGTAAATATCACGACAACAACTAACCAATATCTCGCACCAGCGTGGGTTGACCAGGTGTTGCGAGACAACTTCTTCTTCGGACGAATATTGTCTAAGACAAAAAAATGGGATGGCTCACAGATGTTGTTCCCAATCAAATACCAGAAAGGTATTGCATCTGTAGCATTCAACGGTTTCGACTTGCTTCCAATTACACAGCAACCAGTGTCGGTGAACATGACGTTCTACCCTACATTCGTTGCTACGAACGTGGCTCTTGCAGGTTCAGACCTTTCAATTAACAAAACAAAGATGGAGACTCTCAACCTCATGCAGGTCATGATGGAGTCTCGTTCACAGGATATGGCAGATGACATCGGTAACTTCTTCCAGCAGGACGGTACTGCATTCGGAGGCAAGGCTCCATCAGGTCTTCTGAACATTGTGGACAACGGTACAGTCGCAGCAACCTACGGAGGTCTCTCACGAGCAACCTATCCTGGTTTGAATGCAACTGTTACTGCATCAGGTGGAACAATCTCTTTGTTGAAAGTTCGACAGCTTTGGAATGCCATCTCAGATGGTCCAGTTGCTCCAGATACAATCATCACTGATTACACCACTTGGTCATACTTTGAACAGCTTTTGACACCTTTCCAGCGAAATAACTACACAGACTTTGCTCCTAACAAGGAGAACGGAGCTTTTGCAGGTTACCGAGCAATGGTTTGGGATGGTATGGAAGTGTTCCGAGATAAGAAAATTACTTCAGGTTACTTCTATATGTTGAACACGAACTTCTTGAAGTTCTATGGTCTCAACTGGTGGGAAGGAACGAAAGTTTCTCCTCGTGCAAAGAAAATCGAGGGTAACGTCTACGAGGATAGTATGTATGACCCAGCTAATGCCTTCACATGGACAGGCTGGATTCGTGCATACAACCAGGGAGCAATCAACGGCTTCATGATTCTCGGAGGTCAGCTCTTGTGTACAGACCCATTCCGAAATGGTGTTCTCACAGGAATAACTGGAGTCTAGGTTTATTAGCTTAATTTGTGTCGTAAAAGGAATAACCGAAAGGGAAAATCTCACGATACCTAAAACAAATGGCATCATCAACAGGACACCAGTCTCCACAGTCATCGCTTCCTCCATTGTCCCAGAAAACGGTTAATACCCGTCAGTGGCTTACTTCAGGAAACACCGATACTGTGACAG